AAAGATATAAATATATTTATATATACTAACATATTTTTTTATATAAAAGTTAATTAATTAATTTATATAAAAGTTAATTAATTAATTTATATAAAAGTTAATTAATTAATTTATATAAAAGTTAATTAATTAATTTATATAAAAAAAATTGAATTTATTAATTTACATTAAATATAAATTAATAATAATTTAAAAAAATACAAAATACAAATTAAAAATGGAAAATAAAATTATTGAAAAAATAGAAGAGAAATTTGATATTAAAAATGAAACATATATTGAAACACCTTGGGACATAATTGGTTCTTATTTTAATGGAAAACAATTGGAACGTACTGTAAGACATCAATTAGATTCATATAATCATTTTACAAATAATCAAATAATTAAAACAATAGAAATGTTTAATCCAGTAATTATAAAATCAGAACAAGATTATGATGCAAATTCAAAATTATATTCTTTAGAAATTGAAATAAATTTTGAAAATTTTAAAATATATCGTCCACAAATATTTGAAAATAATGGTGCTACCAAAATAATGTTTCCTCAAGAAGCAAGATTAAGAAATTTTACATATGCATGTTCAACAACAATTGATATAAATATAAAGTATATTGTACGAACTGGTGAAAATTTAGAAAATATTCAAATATTAGGAAAAATAATACCAAATATTCATATTGGTAAATTGCCTATTATGTTAAAATCATCTATTTGTGTTTTAACACAATATAAACATTTTAATCATAATCAAACAGGTGAATGTAAATATGATACAGGAGGATATTTTATAATAAATGGTTCGGAGAAAACAGTTTTAGGTCAAGAACGTGCAGCCGAAAATAAAGTATATGTATTTAATATTTCTAAAAATGAACCAAAATATAGTTGGAAAGCAGAGATAAAATCAGTGCCAGATTTTAAATGTATTTCACCAAAACAAATTTGTATGATGATAAGTTCAAAAAATAATGGTTTTGGAAATCCAATTTGTATTGAAATTCCAAGAATAAAACAACCAATTCCATTATTTATAATTTTTAGAACATTAGGTGTAATATCGGATAAAGATATTTGCGAAAAAATTTTATTAAATATAGAAGATGATAAAAATAAAATATTATTAGAATTATTACATGCATCTATTATTGAGTCAAATAAATTTTTAACACAAGAAGAAAGTATAAAATATATTCTAAATTTTGTAATGTATACTCCACCTGCAAATATGGATAAAGAAGCAGGAAATATAAAAAAATATGAATTTACATTAGATATTTTAAGTAATGATTTATTTCCACATTGTAGAACAATTTCACAAAAAATTTATTTTCTAGGATATATGACAAATCGTTTATTATTAACTTCATTGGATTATTTAAAAGTAGATGATAGAGATTCTTATCTGAATAAAAGAATTGATTTAACTGGTTCATTATTAAATAATTTGTATAGAAATTATTTTAATAAATTGGTAAAAGATATGGAAAAACAAATAATTCGTGAAATAAATACAGGTTCATGGAAATCAACAGATAATTATGAAAATATAATAAATTTAACAAATATCTATAAAATAATAAAATCTTCTACAATAGAAAATGGTATTAAACGTGCATTATCTACAGGTGATTTTGGTATAAAACAAACAAATTCAAATAAAGTAGGTGTTGCACAAGTATATAATCGTTTAAATTATATTTCAAGTGTAAGTCATGCCCGAAAAATATCAACTCCAATTGATAAAAGTGGAAAATTAATTCCTCCGAGAAAATTACATAATACTTCATGGGGTTATTTATGTCCAGCAGAAACACCAGAAGGCCAGTCTGTTGGTGTTGTAAAGAATTTAAGTTATATGACCCATGTAACAATTCAATCAAGTTCTCAATCTTTATATGAATATGTAGCACCATTTATTATTGAGATAAATGATATAACCTTAATAAATTCAAAAAATTTATATGATAAAGTAAAAATATTTATAAATGGTGTATGGATTGGTGTTTCTGAAAATCCAGAAGAATTATACATAAATTTAAAAGAGAAAAAACATAAAGGAATAATCAATATTTATACATCTGTTGTATTTAATTATAAATTGCAAGAAATAAGAGTATGTACAGATGGTGGAAGATTAAGTAGACCTTTATTAAGAGTAAAAGAACGAAATATATTGATAACAAAAAGTATTATAGAGAAATTAAAGAATAGAGAGATAAATTGGGATCATCTATTAATTTCAAATCAAAATATAAAAGAAGCGATATTAGAGTATATAGATCCAGAAGAACAATCTTGGATAGTAGTTGCAACAAAACCGAAAGATTTAATAAATATTGAAAATAAATTAATAAAATATACACATTGTGAAATTCATCCATCAACAATATTTGGATTATTAGCATCATGTATTCCTTTTCCAGAACATAATCAATCTCCAAGAAATACGTATCAATGTGCACAAGGAAAACAGGCAATAGGAATTTATGCAACAAATTATGAAAATAGAATGGATAAAACGGCATACATATTAAATTATCCAATGCGTCCATTAGTAGATACTAGAATAATGGATTTACTTCATTTAAATAAAATTCCAGCAGGAACACAAGCAATTGTAGCAATTATGACACATACCGGATATAATCAAGAAGATTCACTATTAATAAACAAAGGTTCATTAGATAGAGGATTTGCATTAGCAACAATTTATCATACAGAAAAAGATGAAGATAAACAAAAAATAAACGGAGATGAAGAAATAAGATGTAAACCAGATTCTTCAAAAACGAAAGGTATGAAAATGGGAAATTATAATAAAATAAATTCAAAAGGAATAATGAATGAAAATACATTAGTTGAAAATCGTGATATAATAATTTCAAAAATAGTTCCAATTAAAGAAAATAAAAATGACCCATTAAAAACAATAAAATATGAAGATCAAAGTCGTGTTTATAAGACAACAGGTGAAGAAATTTATGTTGATAAAAATTATATAGATAGAAATGGAGATGGTTATAATTTTGCAAAAGTAAGATTAAGAACTGTAAGAAAACCTGTAATAGGAGATAAATTTTCTAGTCGGATGGGACAAAAAGGAACAGTTGGAAATATAATTCCAGAATGTGATATGCCATTTACATCATCTGGTGTAAGACCAGATATTATAATAAATCCTCATGCAATTCCGTCACGTATGACTATTGGTCAATTAAAAGAAACAGTATTAGGTAAATTATTGGTAGAATTAGGTTTATTTGGAGATGGTACATCATTTGGTGATTTTGATGTAAAAGATATTTGTAAAGAATTATTAAAATGTGGATTTGAAGCACATGGAAATGAATTATTATATAATGGTTTAACAGGTGAACAACACGAATGTAGTGTATTTATGGGTCCAGTATTTTATCAAAGATTAAAACATATGGTAAATGATAAGGTGCATAGTAGATCAATTGGTCCAATGGTAAATTTAACAAGACAACCAGCAGAAGGCAGATCACGAGATGGTGGTTTACGGTTTGGAGAAATGGAAAGAGATTGTGTAAGTATCGCAACACATATCACCGAAATATCTGGACTAAGTGTTAGAATCAAAGATATGGTTAAGTGTGATTCACATGTTTTTGGATGGGATGAAAAAACAAACGTATTAATTCCATCTAAACAATCAGGCTTTTTATATAAAGGTGAACGTGAATGCATACAAATTACTTATCAAGATGCTAGAACACTTATTTGTACTCCTGAACATCTTATACTTACTTCTAATAATCAATGGATTAAGGCGAAAGATTTATTGGTTAATCAACAAAGAGTTAAAACATGTATTACTTATCCAGTTGTTGATTATATTGAAGAAATTAACCAATGCAATAATTGGGAATTAAAAGTTGGAAATTTATTATTTAAAACTGATACAATTATTAATTATAAAAAAACATTAATTTTAGCAAAGTTAATTGGATATTTAATTACAGATGGAAATATTGTTTTTAAAAATAATACTTATGATGCACGAATATATTTTAGAGATATGATTGATATAGAAAACTGTATACATGATTTAAAACAATTATGTATTTTAACAGAAATATATTTTGTTTCTAAAAATTTATATTGTGTTAAACTTCCACATCATTTTATTAATAATATTGTTCAATTAAAAGGAATATTAGTTAAAAAAAAAGTTACACAACATGCTACCTTGCCTGAATTTATTCTTGATGAAAACTGTCCTAAACCGATTATTCGTGAATTTTTAGCGGGTTTGTTTGGAGGTAATGGATACACATGTTTATTAACTTTACATCGTGGTAAAAGAGATTTATTTACTTCTGTTACATTTTCACAAACAAAAAAATTAGAACATATAAATTCTTTAATTAAAATGATGGAAGATATAAAAAAATTATTTGCAAAATTTGATATCCATAAAATTACTATTCAAAAATCTAAAGAAACTACTTATTCTAAAAAATTATTTAAAGAATTTAATAATAATAAATCTTATCAAATTACATTACATTTAGATATTGATGAGTTAATAAAATTTCACGACAAAATTGGATTTCGTTATTGTTGGCATAAATCTCAAAAACTTGAAGTTGCAGTTTCTTATAAAAAACTTCGTGAAAAAGTGATTTATCAACATAATTGGATTGTTAATCGTGTTGATGAAATTACAAATTTTACAAAAATTAAGACAGAATTTCCAAAAAAAATTGTTTCTACAAAAAATGCTATTGAAAGAGCAGTTAAAGAATTAAAAGAAAAAGAAGCAATTATTCATGAATATGCTATACCAAATATTCATGATATTACAGACAATTTAATTAAAGGTACTATATTTGGTAAATTTAGAGGCAAATCGTCATTTCCAAATGCAGAAGAATATTTAAAAGAAATTGGAGCATTAGATTGGTTTATTAATGATGAAATTAATGAAAAAATAGATATTGAGTCTAATAATGCTATTAAAATTTCAGAGAAATATAGCCTAAATTCTGGAAATAAATCAATTAAAAATATTTCTTATGGTGTTAATAAAAAATATGTAGGATTGCCTACTATGAATTTAAAAGTTATTGATATTAGACAAGTTGGACTTCATCCAGTATATGATATTCAAGTTGATGATACACATTCATTTTTAGCAAATGGAATTATTGCACATAATTGTATGGTGTCTCATGGTGCAGCAAGATTTACAAGAGAAAGAATGTATGATGTTTCAGATAAATATTCAGTTTATGTATGTAAAAAATGTGGATTATTCGCATCATATAATGATAAAAAACATATTCATAAATGTAATAATTGTGATAATAAAACAGATTTTGCTTATGTAGAAATTCCATATTCTTGTAAATTATTGTTTCAAGAATTAAATGCAATGAATATTGCACCGAGAATTATTACTGATTAATTATATAAATTATTGAATGGAAAGAAAATAAATATAAAATTAAGAAATAATAAATAATATAAAATACTTTTTATATTATCTTTTTTTTACTATTGTAATATATAATATAAATGACATCTATTGGTTATACTAATTCAATTGGAGGAAGTAATGCGGCATTCTCAATTTTTGCATCAAATCCGGCAAGTTCTGGTGGAGCGATTAAGGGTTGGATGCCTCCTGATATTATGAAGACTGATAAAACTTATCCAGAATTTGAAAGTATCCGTTTTACTCTAAAAAATGCATGGAATACACATTATAGAGGACAACTAAAAAATCAAAATATAAAAAAATCTATGGTTACACCTTTTAGAGCTATAAATAATTCTGGTGATTTATTATGCAGGAAAAATTATACATGTGGTGGTTCTTGTCAAACTTTTCAAAGTAGACCAGGCTTAAAGGGTTTAAGAAAAAATTTTGGTGCAACTCAAAATAATTGTGTGCCATCTGATTATTATAATACGTTGCAGGTTACACCAAATGTTCCTTCTGCAACTTGTAATGTTAAATATGTATATGATAGTTCTGATTATATTACTTATTTAAAACAAAAAGCTGTTAATAAAAACTTTAATAATATATCTTATGGAGGAAATAAATATCATACAAGTCAATCCGCAATTCGCGCTATACGTAGATATTAATTTATATTAAATTAATTGAATTAGTGTCTTTTATTTTAATTATGTAAAATTAATTGATGTTTTTATAATGTAAATTGTATATATATATAATGTCAACAACACCTTATGCAGTTTCTAGAAATATCGGAAGTGTATCTTATGGCGGTTATGTAAATGCACCAATTACAGGACCATTAAGTACAAATCAAACTCCAAATCAAATTCCATATCATAATTATGGAGTTTTAAAAGGAATAAGACCAACTCCACCACAATTTTTTCCTTCTCAAGAACCAATTAATTCTGAAATGGGTATAAATGCAAGAAGTCAATATTTAAGAAGTTTTGTGAATAATAAACAACAATTTGCACAAAATAATTTAGGAAAAAAAGTTTCGCCACAATCTTATCAAATTAATTCTTCTGGAAGATTGGTAGCAGTATCTTCACATACAAATTATATTCCGCCAATTCCTTCTTCTATGTTTGTAAATGTAGTTAAGAGTAATGCTATTGGACAAACAGCCTATAAAGTAAATTTAAGCAACCAAACGCCAATTAGCACAAAAAATTATTATCCAAGTGGAACAAGAAGTTCAATAAGAAGGATGCGATCAGGAGGTTGTTCAGCACCAAAAAAAAAGGGTGCAATAGAAAATACAAGCTTAAGAAATGGAAATGTTTGTGCATGGGGTTCGTTAGTTCGTCAAAATTATTAATATTATATTAATTAAAATAATAACTTAAAAATAAAAGTATAGTTTAATATATTTTAGTTTTTTGAATAAATTATTCTCTTAATAATTAAATTAAAATAATAATTAAAATAATAATTAATAATTAAAATAATAATTAATAATTAAAATAATAATTAATAATTAAAAT